TCTACAGTAAGCGGCTCGATGTCGAAATACGTCGATGCACTCGCTCGCTGGTCCAAATAATTGTAAACCCTATCTACTTACTTTCGGAGAAACAAATGTCTTTACAACACCTCCAGGAGAAGTGGGCACCCGTTCTGAATCACGATGCTCTCCCCGAGATCAAAGATTCCCATAAGCGTGGTGTCGTTGCACAACTCCTCGAAAACCAAGAGAGAGCACTGACTGAAGAGTCACGTATGCTTTCGGAAACACTCGCAACTGCTGGTACAGGCGGTTTCGGTGCAGACGCTACACCAACTGGTCCTAACGCAGGTTTCGACCCCGTACTCATCAGCCTGATTCGTCGTTCGATGCCTCAGCTGATTGCATACGACGTTGCAGGCGTTCAGCCCATGACTGGTCCTACTGGACTGATCTTCGCAATGCGTACTCAGTACGGTTCTGAGCGTAGCCCCGCTTCTGGCGATTACAGAGAAGCAATGTTCAACGAGCCTAACGCTGGTTTCTCTGGCGGTCCTGGCACTGGTCTTGCTAACTACGATCCTACCGCTTCTGGTAGCGCAGTCAACGATGCTGAAGGCACCAACCCTGGTCTCCTCAACGATAGCCCCCAAGGCACCTATGAGCTGACTGGCGATGCACAAGGCATGGAGACAACAACTGCTGAAGCACTTTCGGACGCTGCTGCTAATACAGCATTCCGTGAGATGGGATTCAGCATCGAGAAAGTTAGCGTTACTGCTAAGTCTCGTGCCCTGAAGGCAGAGTACAGCCTTGAGCTTGCTCAAGACCTGAAGGCGATTCATGGTTTGGATGCTGAGCAAGAGCTCGCTAACATCCTCAGCACCGAAATCCTTGCTGAAATCAACCGTGAAGTTGTTCGTACCATCTATGTAAACGCTGTTGCTGGTGCTCAGAACAACACTGCTACCCCTGGTATCTTCGACCTCGACGTTGACTCCAACGGTCGTTGGTCTGTTGAGAAGTTCAAGGGTCTGCTGTTCCAAATCGAGCGCGATGCAAACGCAATCGGTCATGAGACTCGTCGCGGGAAGGGCAACATCCTCATCTGTTCTGCTGACGTTGCTTCGGCACTCGGCATGGCAGGCGTTCTGGATTACACCCCTGCTCTCAACGGCAATAACGCTCTGACTGGTGTTGACGATACCTCCAGCACTCTGGTTGGTACTCTCAACGGCAAGATCAAGGTCTATGTTGACCCTTATTCTGCAAACGTAAGCGATAAGCACTTCTACGTTTCTGGTTACAAGGGCACCAGTGCATATGACGCAGGTCTGTTCTACTGCCCCTACGTTCCTCTCCAGCAGGTTCGTGCTATCAACCCTGATACCTTCACTCCAAAGATTGGCTTCAAGACCCGCTACGGCATGGTTGCGAACCCCTTCGCTAGAGGTCTGGCTCAAGGTTCTGGCGTTCTCGCTGCTAACACCAACCGCTACTATCGTCGTGTACAGGTTGCTAACCTGATGTGATATAAATACCTTTACCGTGTGAAGGAAGTGAGGGGGGTCGTTAAGACCCCTCTTTTTTTGTCCTAAATACTAGGGGTGTGAATCTGACAACGTATGCTTTCTACACAATACAGGCTGCGACTAGAGTTTATTTGTAAATGTATTGCTAATGGCGAAGAGGTAAAATTGGAAGATATGATTTGGGCAGAAAAACTTGCCAAGTCATATACAACTGCAAGAGACTGGTTAAACAAAGCACGACGCCAGGCAGCAGGTGATATTGAAGAAGGTAGTATGGACGATTTTATGAATAGGATGGGACTAGGAGACCCCGACCCATCCAATCATAGTACGGGGTTTAAATCTGCAGATGAAATTGTAGATTGGTTCAAACAAGACAAACCTGATGATTGGAGACAACGCGACTAATGGCAAACTGGTATCAAGACCAACTTACGAACAAGAATTTTTTATCTCCCATAGGATTTTTATTCATATTGGATAAAGCACCTAAGGTTTCATTCTTGTGCCAGAGAGCAGAAATTCCAACACTATCTCTCGGAGAAGTTAATATTCCTACCCGTGGAATGGTTTCAATTCCAGTAGAAGGTAATATTCGGTATGGTGATTTTTCTGTAGAATTCATTGTTGATGAAGACTTGAAAAATTACATGGAATTGCACAACTGGATGCGTGCATTAGGTACTCCACAATACTACGATGAACGGAGAGATTGGAGAAACAAATATGCAGAGTCCCCTTCAGAGGACCCAAGATTCTCCGATGCCACATTACAAGTATTAAACAACAATAATAATGTAAATTTTGATGTTGTATTTAAGGGGTTATTCCCTGTAGATTTATCTACACTTGCATTTGATGTAACTAGAAGTGATAATGATTACTTTACTGCTACAGCGACATTCAAGTATACACTTTACGAAATCAGAAATGTAAACTCGCAAACAAGAAGATGATTGAATTTGAGCACCAATGGGGTGGTCAAGATACTTGGTATACAAAATCAAAACGATGGGCAAACAAACAAAAGTTTCCCATCAGTCACCTTGCACTGGGATTTATTGAATGGTTGTATAAACATTGGGTGGATGGTAAAGTAGAGATGGAGATGGCATCCATCGACAAACAAGTTAAATACATTGGAGAAATTTGGGACAAAGAAGATGAGCTCAACCGACAACCAACAGTGGAAGAGGGACCTTCTAGCGTGCCCGACCTTCCCACTCTCAGAATTAGAAATCCAGTTGTTGAGAGAGGGACCGAAGAGTCTGGCACAAGCGTGGCACCTCCAAGCAATACGATACAGATACCTGACCCATGGGATTACTCAGGAGACTGGAACGACGCACAAATAGGATTTTATAATGAATTTAGAAACACTTCAAGAAATGTGGAAGACTGATTCCGTATTGGATGATGACCTCCATGACAATGACTCTTTGAAAATTCCCCAACTTCATATGAAGTATATGGAATATCATAATACTTTTTCTCTCATGAAACGAGAAAGAGATATTGAAATGAAACGCCTCATCAAAGACAAATGGTTGTATTACAAAGGTAAAGCACCAGCGGCAGTATATAAAGAGATGCCGTTTGACTTGAAACTTACAACCAAAGAAGAAATTTCCATGTTCATCGAAGCAGATGAAGAGATTGGAAAATTACAATTTAAGATTGACTACATAGAACAAGTTCTCTTCTTTCTTGATGGTATTTTGCGACAAATTAATAATCGCAATTTTCAAATCAAGAATGCAATTGAGTGGAAACGTTTTCAATCTGGAATGTAATGAGATACGGCTGCCCTTATAAGGTCATCCATCTGGATGACCAGTCTATGAATTTGGTAAAAAGAGCAATAAATTCAACAGAACTTGTATGGGAAGAAGGTATTGTACATGATGGAGTATCAAGTAGAAAACCCAGACAATCGGAAGTTGCTTGGATAAACGACCCATATTTGGATAATTTACTTTTAAAATATGTTCAATATGTAAATTCTGGTTGTGATTGGAATTTAAAAATAACTGGCGTAGAACCTATACAGTTTGGTTCTTATCCTGTAGGAGGATTTTATGATTGGCATGTAGATCAACACTCTGCACCAGAAAAGGTGGTGAGGAAACTAAGTATGTCACTTTTCCTCAATGAGGACTACGAAGGAGGCGAGTTTGATATCGAGATATATAAACCAGGGGCAGAACAAAGATTTGATACAATCAAATCAAAAACAGGTTCTGCAGTATTTTTTCAAAGTGACCAGTGGCATAGGGTTAGACCCGTTACTTCTGGACTGAGAAAATCCCTTGTAGCATGGTTCTATGGTCCCCCATATGTCTGATTTGATTATCCGCAAAAAGAATGAAGTTTATCTAAAGGTTGAGGCAGAACCTCACATTAACTACGAACTCGCAGACTTCTTTTGTTTTGAAGTTGAGTCTGCGAAGTATATGCAGAAGCAACGTCGTTGGAAAGGTTGGGATGGAAAAATCCGCCTTTATTCCCCAGCGACGGGAGAGATTTATTGCGGTCTCTTAGACTATCTCTTGGACTGGGCGGATGAAAAAGGTTACAAGTATAAGATGCAAGACTGTAAATTCTTTGGTCATCCTCTAGACCAGAATGATTTTATTACTCCTCAGGGTGTTGCATCTTTCGTAAAATCTCTTCATCTACCTTATCCCGTTCGGGATTATCAGTATAAAGCAATATACGAGGCACTAAAATATAATAGACGACTTTTATTGTCACCAACAGCTTCTGGAAAGAGTCTGATGATTTATGCATTAGTCCGCTTCCATGTAAACGCTGACAGGAATGTCCTCATAGTAGTCCCTACCACCAGTTTGGTGGAGCAGATGTACAAGGACTTTGAGGAATATGGATGGATGTGTTCCGAAAACTGCCACAAAATATATGCGGGGCAAGAAAAATACACGAATCATCAGGTGGTAATTACCACTTGGCAGTCTATCTACAAGGAACCGCGTAAGTGGTTTGACAGGTTTGATGTCGTGATTGGTGACGAGGCACACCTTTTCAAAGCTAAATCTCTGACTTCGCTGATGGGTAAGTTGCATGAGTGTAAGTACAGGATTGGATTTACGGGTACGCTTGATGGTGCAAATGTTAATCAGTTAGTTCTTGAAGGTGTCTTTGGTAGATGCTCACAGGTTACCAAAACTGCTGTATTAATGCAAGCAGGTCATGTTGCCAAACTCAAAGTGAAGATTGTTCTTGTCAAGCATGAGGAAAAACTTTTTGAGGGGTATCAAGATGAAATCGGATACCTTGTAGAACATGAAGGTAGAAATAAATTTATCCGCAATCTCGCATGTGATTTGAAGGGAAACACCCTGGTACTATTTAACTACGTAGAGCGTCACGGAGTCCCTCTTTATGAGATGATAAATAGTTATACCGACCGACCAGTACATTTTGTACACGGTGGAGTGGATGTTGATGACCGTGAAGACATCAGATTGTTAACCGAACAGTCTGACAATGCAATCATTGTTGCTTCTTATGGCACTTTCTCTACAGGCATTAACATTAAAAATTTACACAACGTTATTTTTGCTTCTCCTTCTAAGTCCAGAGTGAGGAACCTTCAATCAATAGGTCGTGTTCTAAGGAAAGGTCAAAATAAATCACAAGCAACATTATATGATATTGCAGACGATATCTCCACTGATATGGGTAATAACTATACCCTCAATCATTTAATGGAAAGAGTCAAGGTATATAACGAAGAAAAATTTAATTATGAAATCATAGATGTCAAAGTAAAAGCTTATGATTAATTACGCAAAACATGATGAAGACTTTTATGGGGTCATCAAACTCACTAATGGTGAGGAGATACTTGCTAAAACAGTTTTAACAGAAGATGAAGGTGAAACTCTTGTTTTCATTTCTTCTCCTGTATTGATTCAACACGTCATGAAAGATCTTCCTGATGGAAAGACCATAAAGGCAATGGGATTTGCAACTTGGATGCAGATGTCTGACGAAGAGTTTTTTATCCTTCGTGAAAAAGATATTATTACAATCGCATCGATGAGCAAAGAAGTTATCTTTATGTACGAAACGTTTATAAACAACGGAGAAGAATTTGACCCCGATAAATTTGAATCACAAGAACTAAAGGATTCTAATCTTCATATTGAACCAGATTCAAAGATGGGATACTTAGGTAAGGTTGAAGAAGCTAGAAAGTTATTTGAAGAAATCTATAAAAGCTCTAATAACTCTTGAACCCTGACATGGTTATTCTACTCAGAATTCAGATATCTGTCAATAGTTTGTTGTCTTGTCAGATTAATAATTTTATGTTACAATAAAAACAATAAAAGGATATCTTATATGAAAGCAGTTAAAAAGCAAAAACAACATTACGTTGATAACCAAGAGTTCTTGGCAGAAATTACCAAGTACCAAAGAAAGGTTAGAAATGCTGCTGTCAAAGAACATCCAGAAGTTCAAGACTTCAATGAGCAGCAATATAGAGAATTTTTAAAAAAATGGAAAAGTTCAAATAGACCTAGGGTAGGAAATTATCTAGGAAGTTGCTTCTTGAAAATTGCAACCCACCTTTCATACCGTCCTAACTTTATTAATTACATGTATAAAGATGACATGGTTTGTGACGGTATTGAAAATTGTATTCAGTACATTGATAATTTCAATCCAGAAAAGTCAAACAATCCTTTTGCTTATTTTACCCAGATTGTTTACTATGCATTCTTAAGAAGAATTGCAAAAGAAAAAAAGCAATTGGAAATCAAAGATAAAATTCTTGAGAAGTCTGGATATGACCATGTGTTCTCTATTGATGGAGACAGTCATGCAGATTACAATCAAATCAAATCTCGCATTGAGTTGAATACAAAACGATGAAAGAAGAAGAAAAGAAAATCTTGGCTCAAATGCAACTTACCAATGTCACCAAACTTCTTGACGGCAAGTTGCAGCACTTGACATGCAGTGACTATAGTGGTAAAGTGAAACGCAAATATGTGATTGAGTATGAAGATCCTTCTGATAACTGACCAGCACTTCGGTGTTCGGAATGACAATCAGCATTTTATCAATCACTATAAGAAGTTTTACAACGAGATAGTTGTACCTTTCATCAAGGCATCTAACATTAAGCATGTGATTGCTCTTGGTGATACCTTTGACAAACGAAGGTCTGTCAACTTCATGTCTCTAAATGAGGCAAAAGAAATGTGGTTTAATCCTCTTGAGGAAATGGGTGTGCGTATGCACATGTTGACGGGTAATCATGACATCTATTACAAGAATACCCTGAGAATCAATGCTCCCCGAGAACTACTTGGAGAATACGGTAACATCGTCATCCATGACAGTCCAACTACTGTTATGTTTGACGGTCTTTATATACTGCTTCTTCCTTGGATTTGTGATGGAAACCGAGATGAGTCATTACGAGAAATCCAGACTAGTCCTGCACGGGTCTGCATGGGTCATCTTGAGCTTAATGGTTTTGAGGCTCACCCTGGGCATGTGATGGAAAACGGAATGGATAAGAATATCTTTTCTAATTTTGATAGAGTCTTTAGTGGACATTATCATATGAAGTCTAAGAAGGATAACATCACCTATCTTGGCAACCCGTATCAGTTATATTGGAATGATTATGGATGCAAGAGAGGATTCCATGTATTTGATACTGAAACTCTCAAGACAACTTTCTACCGAAATCCCTTTGATACTTTTCATAAGTTGTATTATAATGGTGGAGTTACTTTACCAGATGAGAATGAACTCAAGGGAACATTCGTCAAACTGATTGTAGAGGACAAGGGAGACTATGCAAAGTTTGATTATACCGTCAAACAGTTGCAAGACATGTCTCTTGGTGACCTCAAGATTATTGAAGACCTTAGTGTAGAACTGGAAAATTCTGATTCTGTACTGGAAACCGAAGATACGATGACCCTCTTGGACAACTACATAGATGAAATAGACCTCAAAGTAAATAAGTCTAATATCAAAAATGTAATGAGGTCGTTGTATATGGAGGCATCGGAACTCTAATGTATGTTTTAACAGAAGTTGGGTCTGGTGGAGTTTATGCCACTAAAAATCAAAATGGTATTAAATCTGTGCATGTTTTTGAGAATGAAGATGATGCCATCAGATACCATGAACTTCTAAAAGCAAATGGATACAAGAGAGAGCTTGAAATATTTGAAGTTGATGCTAAACTGGTTGCTATAAATTGCCAGACGCATGGATACGCATTTTCCATTATTTCATCTGACGAACTGATTATTCCCCCATCTGATATATGATTACTTTTGAAACTATTCGTTGGAAGAATTTTCTTTCGACAGGTGACCAGTGGACTGAGATTGATTTTTGTGAGTCTCCATCAACACTTATTGTAGGTTCTAACGGCGCAGGAAAGTCCACTATGTTGGACGCCCTGTGTTTTGGTTTGTTTGGCAAAGCATTCCGTAAGATTAACAAACCGCAATTGATAAATAGTATTAACGAGAAAGGTCTGAAAGTAGAGGTGACCTTCTCTATTGGTAAGGACGAATACCGTGTGTTTAGAGGCATTAAACCTAACGTATTTGAACTTTACAAAAACAACAAATTAATAGACCAGGATGCAGCAACCAAAGACACTCAAAAGTATCTTGAACAGTCAGTCCTCAAGCTCAACTTTAAATCTTTTACACAAGTTGTCATCTTGGGAAGTTCAACATTTGTACCGTTCATGCAACTCCCAGCGGCTCATCGACGGGAAGTAATTGAAGACCTGCTTGACATTAACATCTTCTCTAACATGAATGGACTGCTGAAGGATAGAATCCGTGCAGCACAAGGTCAGAGTAAAGATTGTCAGCATATGTTGCAACTCTCTGAGGAGAAAGTATCGTCTCAGGTAAAACTGATTGAGTCTCTTCAGGAAGTTAATGACTCTCGCCAAGAAGAAAAGCGAAAGCGTCATGCAGAAAACTGTGAAAAGATGACTGGTCTTGTTGCTCAAAGACTTGAGAAGAATGCAGAACTAGAAAAACTTGAAGCGACTGTTGTTAAACCTGAAGAGCAACGTAAGTTTGTTCAGAAAATGCGACAGGAACAGGCAGACAAAAAGTCTGAACTGAAGATTATCACAAAGGACTTGCAGTTCTTCAAAGAGCATAATGTATGTCCTACTTGTGAACAGGACATTGATGCCGACTTCAAGAAGGACAAGGTTGGCACCATGACCAAAGTAGGCAAGGTTCTTACTAAAGAAATCTCCCAGTTTGCCGATGACATTGAAGAGGCAATGAAAGTCATTACAAAGATGGATGACAACTGTGCAAAACTATACGAACTTCGTAGCGATTACAATACTCTTGACCGAGAGATTGTTCGTATTGAGTTTGAGAATCTTCAAATCTTAGATGAGATTAGTACACTCAATGCCCGTCCTAATATTCAGGACCAAGAAAAAGAATTAAACGTATTACAAGAACAGCATAAACAAACGCAATCCGATTGTGCATCTGTAAGTCAGAGACTAGATGAGTTCCAAGTTGTTAATTCCCTCCTCAAAGATTCTGGAATCAAGAGTCAGATTATTAAGAAGTACATTCCCATCTTCAATAAACTGATTAATAAATATCTTCAGTCCATGGACTTTTTTGTTAATTTTACATTAGATGAAGAGTTTAACGAGGTTATTAAAAGTCGCTTCAGGGATGAATTTAGTTATTCGTCATTTTCTGAAGGAGAAAAACAAAAAATCGACCTAGCACTTTTGTTTACATGGCGTGAAGTTGCCAGAATGAAGAACAGTGTTTCTACTAATCTTCTGATTCTGGATGAAGTATTTGATTCTTCTCTTGATGCTTCTGCTACTGGTGAACTACTTTCTATTCTTAGGGGATTGGGTAAAGAAACGAATCTTTTTGTAATTTCCCATAAAGGAGACATACTTGTAGATAAGTTTCTTAGGACTTTGAAATTTGAAAAGGTAAACGATTTTTCGAGAATGTGCGATGAATCATAGATATGAAGTTCAAACTTGGGATGAACAGCACAAGTGTGTTAGGTTTCATTCTGTAGTAGATGCTATTGACTATGAAGATGCTGCCCAAGTAATACGAGGGTTGCACCCAGAACAAAACGTTATTTCAGTTATTAGAAAAGCCAATGATTGACAACACTTGCGTAATCTATACCAACGGTAGCCAAGAGTGTGAGAGAGTTTCTTCTCTCTTAAAATATCTTGGCGGCGAATGTCATGAGTACAAACTTGACTGCCATTTTTCCCAGAGAGCATTTGAGGCAGAGTTTGGTAAAGGTGCTGAGTATCCTCAAGTTGCCATCGGGTCAAAGCATATTGGTAGTCTGAAAGAAGCACTTCAATACTTGAACGACAATGGTGTATTGAATGGGAAAGCGTAAGTCTGCATGGAGAATCTGGGCAAAGGCATTAGGGGCAAAGGAAGGAAAGAATGACAGAGAGGCAGATTACATTGCTGGTCTACGGACTTTTATATTTTGTACTTACCTTGTCACTAATATTGCCATTGTTGCAAACGCAGTGAGGCATTGGGACGATGCGAAAACTGTCCCACCTGTTGCCTCCTGCCCATATGAGGTGCTATAATACACAGGTAAACGACGGAAGCGGATGAACACTCAAGAAGTCAAAGGCACTCTCGCCAAACTACTGGCAACCGAGAACCTGACCGTAGAGCATCGTAAGGTCTCTACTGCCTGTTTTGATGTTGATAAACGTCTCCTTATCCTTCCTATCTGGAAGACCGCTTCTAACACCGTTTACGACCTGCTGGTAGGGCATGAGGTCGGTCATGCCCTATACACCCCCAACGAAGACATTAGGGGCGTCTCCAAGGCGTTTGTGAATGTCCTAGAGGATGCTCGCATTGAACGCATGATGAAGGTGACCTACCCTGGTCTTCGTAAGTCCTTCTTTGAAGGATACCGCGAACTATGGGAGCAAGATTTCTTTGGAGTAAAGAACGATGATATTTCTACCCTGTCTTTGATTGACCGCATCAACCTGTACTTCAAAGGAAATCCTGAAGTTCCCTTTGCCGACGAAGAAATGATTTGGGTGCAACGAGCATCCAAGACTAAAACCTTTGCTGAGGTTATTGCACTTGCAAAAGAACTCTGGGAGTATGCAAACCAAAAGCAAGAAGAAAAAGAGGCAATGGCAATGCCTCAATCTGAAGACGGTCCTCCTGCTGACCGTGAAGAGGAAGTGAATCCTACCTCTCAAGATGGAGAGAGTATGACTCATGAAGAAATGCTTGAAGAAGCAGAAAAGCGCGAGTCCGAAAATGAAAATAGAGACCCTGCTCAACTCGATGTTCCTTCCTATCAAGGTGGAGGAGAAGTTGATGAGACTGAATCTGTCACTGAGGATGCACTTTCTCAGGCACTAGAGACTCTGATTGATGACAATGCTAAGGAATGGGTGTATCTGACCACGCCTAATATTGATGTCAATGACTACATCGTTCCTTTCAACACCATTCAAGAAACTCTGCGCTTCCATTTCTATGGTCGGGCATTTGATTCTAAAGATAGTCAGGACTATTACTTTGGCAATCTTGAGTATGCACTAAATCACTATGAAACTTTCAAGAAAGATACTCAAAAGACTGTCAACTATCTGTGCAAGCAGTTTGAAATGAGAAAGTCTGCTGACGAATACAAACGTGCAGCAACTTCCAAGACGGGTGTTCTTGACACCAACAAACTGTTCAAGTACAAACTCACCGAAGACATCTTTAAGAAAGTCACTACCATTCCCGAAGGTAAGAATCACGGTCTAGTGATGCACCTTGACTGGTCTGGTTCTATGCAAAATCAGATGCTTGATACTCTCAAGCAAGTTTATAACCTGGTTTGGTTTTGTAAGAAAGCAGGTATTCCTTTCCGAGTGTATGCTTTCCAATCTGGATACGGTTTTGAAGACCGTTACAAAGAAGAGATTACTCAGAAAGAAAACGAACTTGCCCTTTCTCCTGACTTTCGTTTACTAGAGTTGTTCTCTTCTCGCCAGAACAAACAGTCTCTGGAGAAATCCATGCAACTGGTTTACACTCAGGTGTTTGCCATGAATGGTCATCGCATCAGTTGCTGTCAGGAATACAATCTTGGTGGCACTCCTCTTGCTGAGGCAGTGTATTGCACTCGCCAGATTGTTGCTCAGATGAAGAAGGTTGAGCGTGTCAGTAAGGTTAATGTCATCTGTCTCACTGACGGTGAAGCAAACCCGATGAGTTACATTCAAAGCATTCCTGAAGAACATCGCTATCATGACCGAGAGTTTAAGTACTCTTATCTGTGCCACCAACGGCATAAAGTATTCTTCCTCCGTGATAGTTTGACGGGGTATACTCGGAAAATTTCCGCTCAACCCTATGAAACTACGAAAGAAATTGTTTCTTTCTATCGTGAGATTACTGATTACAACTGGGTTGGCATTCGCATTTGTACCAAGAATGACCTAACTCGTCTGGTCCGTGAGTTTGCAAATGACGAATTTGATGCCATTGACAAGCAGTGGAAGAAAGAACGATTTGCTTCGATTAAAAAAAGAGCAGGATTCAGCGAATCTTTCTATATGCCTACTACTGGAATTGGAGAGTCTTCTCAGGATATTGAAGTGAAGCAAAAGAAAGAAGTTGCCACTAAAGCAGAATTGACTCGTGCTTTCAAGAAGCACATGGGTTCTAAGATGGCAAACAAAACTATTCTTAATGCCTTTATTGAGCAGATTGCTTGACAGAGGCATCTTTTTAATATATAATCAAAACACATCTCATCCGAGTTCAAAAACATTAAAAATCTAGAGACATGAAAGAAACCAGCAGACTTGTTAAAGGAAACGCTCACTGGTCGGTTATCAAAACTGACAACGAAAGATGTTACCAACTCACTCTTGCTCTAGCAGAGTTGAATGGTGGCATGGAGGCTCTTAATGATTTTATTCATGATAGTTCTAGGGTGCAAAAGTTTTGCGGAGTAAGGCAAGTATTTGATGCTCATTGTATGGAACGAAGTGACACCGAAGAATATCTTGCTACTTCGGATGCCTTTGACAAAGGGTTCAGTCGTCATCTTCAGACTACTAAAAAAATTCGTGGTAAAAGAGTTCATACCTTTGAACGATTTAAAAAGTATTATGCAAGATGGAAAAAAGAAAATAAGAACACCCCTGTGGAAGACACTGAACCCACTCCAGTTCCTGTAATTAATACTGATTTTTCTGGATTAAATTTTAAATTCACTGAAGCAGAAGAAACTCCTTCTACCAATGTCTCGGATGAAATTGCAGATATCATTAAACTTTCTGAAAAGTTTACTACTATTGAAAGTCCTAGTGGTTGGAAAGTATCCCGATGAAATGTAAAGTTCAACTCTATAAAGCAGGCACCGTCTTTGATGAGATTGTGATTGCTCGGGACTACGATGATGCCCGAAAAGTAGCACTAGCAAGAAACCCTGGTGCTCAAGTCATGGGTGTGACAGCGGTGTTCGATTGAACAACTGTCCACTAGACCCTCCCGCAAGGGGGGGTTTTCTGCTATAATTACAAGGTAATCGAGAGGAGAGCAATGCCCCGCAAGTCTGAAGTCACTACTGCCAATCTGGTTGACACTCTGACGCAGATGTTTGGTTCTGAAGTTGACGCTGACCATGTTCGCGCTGCTGCTTCTGAACTGGGTGTATCCTATGTTACTGCCTGCAAGCGCCTTAACTCTTATAAATCTGGTAGGGGTAAGTGGAATCTTACTGCTCAAGAAATTGAGCGTGCTTATGAAGCACCTTCTGCTCAACCTGCTGTTGAAGTAAATTACATTCCCGAAAAAGATGATTCCTACGTCCAGTTTGGTAACTTTCAGTCTATTAAAAAGGTTATTCAGTCCCGTCAGTTTTATCCTATCTTTGTTACGGGTCTGTCTGGAAATGGTAAAACCTTTTCCGTTGAGCAGGCTTGTGCTGCAGCGAAGCGGGAGTTGATTCGTGTCAACATCACCATCGAAACAGATGAAGATGACCTTATTGGTGGTTTCCGTCTCGTTGATGGTGATACTGTTTGGCACAACGGTCCTGTTATCGAAGCTCTGGAAAGGGGAGCTGTGTTGCTTCTAGATGAAATTGACCTTGCCTCTAACAAGATTCTTTGTTTGCAATCTGTTTTGGAAGGCAAAGGTGTTTTCCTGAAGAAGATTGGGCGCTATGTTCGCCCCACTGAGGGATTTACTGTGATTGCTACTGCCAACACCAAGGGCAAAGGTTCTGATGATGGTCGCTTTGTCGGCACCAACATCTTGAACGAAGCATTCCTTGAGCGTTTCCCTGTGACTTTTGAGCAAGAGTATCCTACTGCAACTGTAGAAACTAAGATTCTGCAGAATGTTGGTGCTGATGACCAGTTTGCTGAGAACCTTGTCAAGTGGGCAGGTGTTATCCGCAAGACCTTCTTTGATGGTGGTGTTGATGAGGTCATCACCACTCGTCGCCTGGTGCATATTGTTCAGGCATACCAAATCTTTGGTGACCGCCTTGACGCGATTACCAAGTGTGTCAATCGCTTTGATGATGACACCAAACAATCTTTCCTTGACCTGTATACAAAGGTTGACGCAGGCGAGGATTCCGAGTACAATGAGAACGAAGACTCTATCTGATTATGAACAAGTACAATGAAAATGCAATTCTAGATGAGTTGCGTACTTACATCACCGATACCTATCGTCAACACTATTCTACTGGTGATGATGGCATCCAAACCCTTGATTTGATTGAAGCATGTGGTGATGGTGAAGCATTCTGTCGGAGCAACATTCTGAAGTATGCTTCCCGATACGATAAGAAGGGCACTGCCCGTCGTGACATTATCAAGGTGTTGCACTATGCAGTTCTTCTACTGCACTTCAATGATAAAAATGCCAACCGTGAGGAGTATCCTAATCGATGACTGTTATTTCCCGTCCTACTATTGATGTACTGAAGAACTTTTGTTCTATTAACAAGTCCATTGTTATCAAACCTGGTAACAAGATTTCTACTCTTAGCATCAACAAGAACATTCTTGCTATCGCTGATGTCGAAGAACAGTTTGACACGCAGATTTCGATTTACGACCTGGGTGTATTTCTTGGTGGTCTATCTCTGTTTGATGCTCCTAAGATTGATACTAGCAATACTAACTTCGTAACTGTTAGTGATGTTACTGGTCGCTCTAAGACTCGATTCTTCTATGCTGACCCCGATGTTATCACCCAACCTCCCGAGAAGGAAATTCAGATTCCCTCTTCAGATGTAAAGTTTCGTCTGGATGCTGCTGTTTTGAAACAACTTGGACAAGCTGCTAGCATCTATCAACTGCCTGACCTGTGCCTCTATGGTCACGATGGTTCTATGCAACTTTGTGTAACTGATAAGAAGAATGATACTTCTAACAGTTATTCGGTTGAAGTTGGTGAAACTGAGGATGAGTTCTGCTTCTGTTTTAAGGTTGAGAACTTGAAACTTCTTGCTGGTGACTACAACGTTACTGTCAGCAAGCACAACGTTGCTTTGTTCCAAGGTGACGGTATCAAATACTTCATTGCGTTGGAGCCTAACAACTGATGAGACACGTCCTGTTCACCCTTAAGGGGTGTAGTATGGTTCTTCTTGACGATGAGCAATACATTAGGGATGTAATCTATCATGCCAGTTTGAAGTGTCAGTCTAGTTTGCTGGCACTTAACTCGCATAAGTTTCACCCTCAAGGTGTAACTTGTGTGGCAATGCTTGCTGAAAGTCACATTAGCATTCACACTTGGCCAGAGTTGGGAATGGCAGTTTGTGATGTCTTCACTTGTGGAGACCACACTACACCTAATGATGGTGTAGAATACATGAGGCAGATGCTTCATGCATCTAATATTATTAGTCGTGAATTTGTACGTCCTTTAGAATGAATGATTTTTTGTGGGTGGAGAAGTATCGTCCTCAGACTGTGGACGAATGCATTCTTCCTGATGCCGTAAAAGACACCTTTAAGAGTTTCATTGAGCAGGGTGAAATCCCCAATCTGCTGCTCTCTGGAACTGCTGGTGTCGGCAAGACTACTATTGCCAAGGCACTTTGTAATGAACTTGGAGCCGATTACTATGTTATCAATGGGTCCGATGAAGGTCGATTCTTGGACACTGTACGCAATCAGGCAAAGAACTTTGCTAGTACTGTGTCTCTCACTGCTTCTGCTCGTCACAAGGTTCTTATCATTGATGAGGCAGATAACACAACAGCGGATGTACAACTACTCCTTCGTGCAAGTATCGAAGAGTTCCAGAAAAACTGTCGGTTCATATTCACTTGTAACTTCAAGAATAAGATTATCGAACCCCTACATAGTAGGACGACGGTCGTAGAGTTTAATGTTCGTGGACAAACTAAGCAGGAGTTGGCAGGTGCTTTCTTCAATCGTTGCCGAGATATCCTCCAACGCGAGGAGGTCACCTTCGCTCCTAGAGTTGTGGCAGAAGTCGTACAAAAATACTTCCCCGACTTCCGACGCACCCTCAACGAACTCCAACGATATGCGAGCACAGGGTCTATCGACACTGGCATTCTGGCGACGCTAGGTGATGCTAACGTAGACTCTCTTGTAGAGGCACTGAAGAACAAGAAGTTTAACGATGTCAAGAAGTGGGTGACTCAGAATCTTGATGCTGACCCGACTTCTATTATGCGTAAACTTTATGATAATCTGTCTGGTGTGATGGATGGTCCTAGTATTGCTGCAGCGGTTTTAATTATTGCCGAGTATCAATACAAGTCTGCTTTCGCTGTAGACCAGGAGATTAATCTTCTTGCTTGTCTGACTCAACTAATGCTGGAGTGCAACTTCAAATGACTTCTTTGAAAACCCCCCTTCGTTATCCTGGTGGAAAGTCTCGTGCTATTAAGAAGATGGCAGAGTTCTTTCCCCTGTTTCAAGACTATAAAGAGTTTCGTGAACCTTTCCTTGGTGGCGGTTCTGTGGCACTCTACATTACTCAGATGTATCCTCATCTAGATATCTGGGTGAATGACTTGTACGAACCTCTTTATAACTTCTGGCGTGAACTTCAGCACAACGGCAATGAAATTAAAAACATCCTTATCCAACTTAAACAAAGGCACATTGACCCCAGTTCGGCAAAGTCTCTTTTCCTGGATGCTAAAGAGTATCTCTCTAAACCAATCGGAGAGACTACTGCTAAGGACCGTGCTGTTAGTTTCTACATTATTAACAAGTGCTCTTTTTCTGGTCTCACTGAGTCCTCATCCTTTAGCGCCCAGGCGTCCGACAACAACTTTTCGATGCGAGGAATCGACAAACTCCCTTACTACAGCAACCTCATCAGAAACTGGAAAATTACTAACTTGTCATACAATGAATTGATGACAGACGATAAGAGTGTCTTTATGTACCTAGACCCTCCGTATGAAATCAAGTCAAATCTTTATGGAAAGCGTGGCAACATGCATAAAGGATTTGACCATGATGAATTCTTCTATACCTGCGACAGGTATGTTTGTGACCAGATGGTTTCCTATAACTCCTCCAATCTAATCAAGTCACGCTTCATTGATTGGAAACCTTATGAGTATGACCATACTTACACCATGCGTTCTGTAGGGGATTACATGAAGGAACAGCAACAACGTAAAGAACTCTTGCTTCTAAATTATGTCATTTGATGAGAGTTATCCCCTAAAGGATTATCTGAACTCTATCAATCTTTCTAAAAAGAATTTGATGGAGGATGAAGACCCCCTTTGGGAAAAGAATTATCCTCCTTATATTATCAACAAGTGTATGTCACATCACATGGATACAGTGATGTTTGCAAACGAGATGAATCAGTATCCTGGACTAGATAAGAAACTACAGTATGATTTCTTTATAAATACGGTGAGACCTCGCAAGAGATTTTCTCCTTGGGGTAAAAAAGAAAAGGTGAAGGATATTGAACTTGTCAAAGAGTTCTATGGTTATTCAACCGAGAAAGCAATGCAAGCACTCAGGATTCTTACCGACAACCAACTTGAAATTATTAAAGATAAACTGAATAAAGGGGGTAAGAAAAGATGAGTGAACTTAAAGAAGTTCAATGGACAAAAGAAGATATGGTAGAAGTGAACTTAAAGGAACCTGATGATTTCCTGAAAGTTCGTGAGACTCTTACTCGTATTGGAGTTGCTTCTCGTAAAGAAAAGAAACTGTATCAGTCTTGTCACATTCTTCACAAGAAAGGTCAATACTACATTGTTCACTTTAAAGAACTGTTTGCGCTTGATGGTAAGCGTGCAAATCTTTCTGAGAACGATGTTCAAAGACGTAACCGTATCATTAAGTTATTGTCGGACTGGGGACTTGTAGAGATTGTTAAAGATGATATGGTAAAAGATGCTGCACCTCTGAGTCAAATTAAAGTCATTGCTTATAAAGAAAAGCATGAATGGACTCTTGAGTCTAAGTATAATATTGGTAAGAAACGTCAACCTACCGAAGCCTAAATAGATGAGCCTAACTGTGGCTCATCATGGCAGAAGAAATTAAAGAATCTCCTAAAGAGGAGGTTAAAGAGGTAGAAAAGAAGAAGGGACCATTTGCTAAACTCAAGGAAGCTGCTGGTGATAGCGAGGAACACCTTGCCATCATTAGCACTTTCGTGCGTCTTGGCATCCTCGTTTGGTCTGGTGGCATTCTTACCCTTGCTTACATTAAGTTGCCGCCCGCACTTGGCATC